AATACGTAAGAGACAAAGCTAAATCAAAGTACAGCAAAAGTAACCAATGTTATATTTGTGGTGATCCTAACAATTTAGATTTTCATCACTATTACGGGTTAACTGAGTTACTAGAAAGCTGGCTAAAAGAGAATGACATAGAGATTAGTACGGAACAAGAAATACTTAATATACGTGAAATCTTTATAGAGAAGAACAAAGAAAAAATTTTTGACGAAGCAGTAACACTTTGTCATAAGCATCACCTCAAGCTACACTCAATATATGGAAAGAAACCTAAGTTGATACATGCAGAGAAGATGAAAAATTGGGTAGAAAAACAGAGAATAAAATATGGCTTGGTATGATTTTTTAATTGGCAGGAGTGAAAAAGCAAATCCTGCACAATATGTAATTTCAAGAGACGAAGGAATGACAATTGACTCTAGGGAAAATAGAGTCAGCTATAAAAATGCTTATGAAAGACTAGAAGTAGTCAACCGAGCTGTAAATATGATTGTTGATGACGTTTCAGAAATTCCACTTGTAGTTAATGAACCAATAACTGGAATTGAAGGACGAATTAAAAACATTCGTAGATCAAGAGTAGATCTTTTAATTAATAAAGAACCTAATCCTTTTCAGGATATAAGTTCTTTTAAAAGAAATTTGATTGTAGACTTACTAATTGATGGAAATATATTTATATACTTTGACGGAGTACATTTATATCATCTTCCAGCAGATAAAGTTACAATCTACTCAGACGAAGATACTTTTGTAGAAAAATATACTTACGATAATACAATAGATTATAACCCAAACGAAATAATACACATAAAGGAAAATAGTTTCCATTCAATATACAGAGGAGTCCCAAGACTTAAACCTGCAGAAAGAACAATGCAACTTCTTGTAGGAATGAGAGATTTTCAGGACAACTTTTTCAAAAATGGTGCAGTTCCAGGGTTGGTTTTAAAATCGCCTAACACTCTTTCAGAGAAGATAAAAGAGAGAATGTTACAGGCATGGAGTATGAGATATAATCCAAGAACTGGTGGTAGAAGACCGCTTGTTCTAGATGGAGGACTAGAAGTAGATGCTCTTACTGAAATTAATTTCAAAGAACTGGACTTCCAAGAATCCATAAAAGCAAACGAAAGAATAATATTAGAGGCAATGGGAATACCGCCAATCTTATTTGATGGTGGTAATAATGCAAATATAAGACCTAATCACAGACTTTATTACTTAGAGACTGTGTTACCTATACTAAGAAAAATCACTGCAGCATTTGAGAGATTTTTCGGGTTCGGTCTAAGAGGTGATTTAACAGGAATTCCTGCTCTACAACCAGAGTTGAGAGACCAGGCTTCATACTATGCAACACTTGTAAATACAGGTATATTGACACCGAATGAAGCAAGAGAAGCACTTGGTAAAGAAAGTGTGAGTGGTTTTGATACTCCAAGAGTACCTGCAAATATAGCAGGATCAGCAGTAAATCCTGAAGTGGGTGGAAGACCCGAAGGAGATCAAGAAGATGGCTAATAGAATGGCAATAATTAAAAAGTTGGGTGAATACTTTATGAAGAAAGGTAAAGTACTTTCTATTAAAGAATACAACTTACAAGAAGACAAGCCTATGAGGCATTTAATCGTGAAGAGAGTATTTAACTCTTGGAGCAGAATGGAAAAGTATGTTATGCATCATTTTCCAGAAATAGGAACAATTAAACCAGAACCTGTAAAAGAGGTTAAAAAAGTCGTTCCAAAGAAGAAAGTAGTAAAAGAGGTAAAAGAAGATGAGTAATAAAATATTCAATTTCGTATCAACATTTAAAAACCTTGGAGAACAAGAAGACGGTAGCGTTGAAATAAAAGGTTCTGCAAGTACTAATGCTTTGGATAGAGCTGGTGATATAATAGAACACGATGCTTGGGTAAAAAATGGTGGTTTAGAAAACTACATGAACAACCCAATCATTTTATTTAATCATGACTATAACAAACCAATTGGTAGAGCAAAAGGTATAAGCGTAGATGAAAACGGTCTACAACTTCATGCTAAAATTGCTAAATCTGCTGGTGATGTTAAAGAGTTAGTTAAAGAGGGAGTCCTTGGTGCCTTTTCTGTCGGTTTCAAGGTCAAGGACGCCGAATATATGACAGAAACCGATGGATATAGAATTAAGGACGCAGAATTATTTGAAGTTTCTGTAGTTTCAGTTCCTTGTAACCAAGGAGCTACTTTTTCAATAGCAAAATCATTTGATAATGAAAAAGAGTACAGAAAATTTCATGAGTCTTTAAGGGCTGGCTCAACTGAAATAGCAGACGCTGTTGAAGTTAAGCAGCCAAGAGGGGAGAAATCCCAAGAGGAGAAAATTATGTCGGAAGATGTAAAGAATGTTACTCCTGAAGGCTTCAATCTTGATGAATTTGCACAAAAGATAGCAGGTGAAACTGCTGCTAAGTTTGCAATGCAACAAGCAGAGCAGAAAGCCAAAGAAGCTAAAGAGCTTGAAGAAAAGCAAGCTGTAGAAGCTGACGAAAAGGCTGCTGTAGAAGCAAAACAGGAAGAGCAAAAAACTATAGTAACATCAGTAATGTCTGGTGCTGAAAAGTTAATGCAAGATCTAGAGGCTAGAGTTAATCAAAAGAACGAAGATCTAGAAAGTGTTGTCAAAGAACTTGAGAAGACTATTGCAGAAAAATCCGAAGAAGTTATGAAAATGAGAGAATCCAAAAGGGTCTTCTCAGATAGAGGTAACTCAGACTGGAAAAAAGCTTTTGAGCAAGATATTCTTGATGCAAAATTCGCTGGTGTTGCAACTGGCAAAGGGTGGAATAATGAGTATGCAGAAAGTGTAATGCAGAAAGTAAACGAACATTCAGGTGTTCAAGTTTCTTCCGCTGACTTTGAGCAAGTTGTTTCATCAAACATTGAAAGAGATATTCAGAACGAACTAGTATTGGCACCATTATTTAGAGAAATCGTTATGAGTTCTGCTAACATGATAGTTCCAATCTTACCAGATAGTGGCTATGCTGAGTTTGCTTCAGCACAAACAGCTTCAGGTTCTTCACCACACGGTAACCTAGCTGAAAGAGGCGATACTTATGGCGCACCATATGGTGGAGTTGATCTAACAGAAAGATCACTTTCAACAAAGAAACTAATTTCACAATCTTACTTAGGTAATGAAACTGAAGAAGATGCAATTTTACCAATTTTACCTTTAATTAGAGAATCTATGGTAAGATCTCACGCTAGAGCAATTGAAAATGCTATTCTAGCAGGTGATGACGCTGACGGTGCTTTTGGTACTTCAGGTGCTTCATTTGAAGGTCTATTGCACTTAGCAAGAAATGACAGTGATTATACACAGTCATCAACAGCTTTTGCTTCAGACAGTTTAACAGCTGCAGAGTTGTTAAGCCTAAGAAAGAATATGGGTAAATATGGTGTTAACCCACAAGACGTGGTATACATCGTATCTCAAAGATCATACTTTGAATTACTAGAAGATGGTGAGTTCCAAGATGCTAACCTAGTTGGCGATATGGCAACAAAACTATCAGGCGAAATCGGTCAGGTCTTCGGATCAAGAGTATTACTCTGTGACGAATTTGCCACACCAGCAACAGGTGCTTTCGCAGCAATTGCTGTATACCCAAGAAACTTTGTAATGCCAAGACTCAGAGGTGTAACCATTGAGTCCGACTACGAAGTAGCAAACCAAAGAAGAGTCCTAGTGGCTTCACAAAGATTAGGCTTTACTGATCTTATTGATGGTGCAACTTCAAAATGGGGTTACATGTATTCAGCTAGTTAATAGCTAATATGGCTGGAGGGGAGCCTATCCCCTCACTTTTTGAACTATGGCAGTAATAACAGGTGGAAACAATTTAATAACTTTACAGCAATACAAAGACTTTGCTGGGATCAATGGTCTTAGCGAAGATGCTAAGATTAATGTTATTATACCATCAATAAGTCAAGCAGTAAAAAGATACTGCGGACTTTCATTTTTAGACTACTATAGTACTAATAAAACAGAATATTTTGATATAAAAGACAACATGACAAATGCAGTCATGCTAGATGAAAGCCCACTTGTTACAGTAGTATCAGTAGAAGAAAGAAGCTCACAGGCTGATAGCTACGTTACATTAATAAGCGAAAACTCAGACTCAAGTGGCAAATATGATTATACAGTGGATTACGAATCCGATACAATTTTTAGAACAACAGACACAGCAGACAAAAACTTTCCAAAAGGAAGAAAAGCAGTAAAAGTAGTATATAATGCAGGGTATGCATCTACACCATCAGACATTAAATTAGCTTGTTTTGATTTGGTAAAATACTACTTAAAAGATGAAAGAAAAGAAAGATTAAATATAGCAGGAGCTACAGTTTCTAACCAAATTAGTAGTTCTATACCAGGAAATATTGATTTCCCAGACTATATCAAGCGAATACTTGATATGTATAAGGTATATAAATAGTGACAAAATATGTAGTTCAGAAAGCTCCTATACAGGGCGGACAAAACTACGAATCTATAGCAGAAAGATTAGTAGATAATATATTTAGAGCAGACGATAGTTTTAGAGAAGATGTAAATACTGCTTTAGTTGGTCGTTTAAATATAACTCAAACTTTTATAGATAGA